CATCGCTATCTGTAAGTGTGTTAAGTGTGCGCGTATAAGTACGTGGGTAATAATTGGCTACACTTTTTTGGTCTTGTACAGAAATTAAAGTGCCACCAGTTTGTTTTACGTTTATGTCGTTTAACACATAAACAGGGTCGTAATTAATAAGAAGGTTTGCACCGTCATAAGGGCTTTCATTAAAAGTAACATTGTTACTACCGCTTAATGTTGCGTACAGGTTTTGGCTAACAGTAATAATTGTTCCAGTTACGTTGGTTACATAACTGCCAACAACTACGCCTGTGCCAGTAACTAATTGTCCAGCTGTAATGTTAGTTGCGCTAGATACGGTTATTTGATTTTGTCCACTTGCGCCAGTACCCGTAGTTGTAATAATTGGTAAATCTCCAAATACAACTTTAGGAACAATTTTTTGCAATCTATTCCATCTGTCTTTAAAAGTTGCATAACCAGCACCATCAACATACCAAGTACCATTTTCGTTATCGGCAACATCTTGTATGTAGTCCGCCAAACTTACGCCATTGGTAGTGGTATTTTGCATAAAAGATTTACCATAATCTGATTGATATGGTAAGTATTTCATTCCAGAATAAGCGTTTACTATGTCTTTAAAACGATTGCCAGTTGATTCACCATACAAAGCCAATCTTCCAACTGAATTGTATTTGTCTGAATTTATACCAACACTTGTACTGCTACGGTGAATTGTAAAATTAGAAACTTTGTAATTGTTTGCTACCGCTAAACCTTGCAACATAATTGCTGCAAAAGAAATTGATGTGGTGCTACTACCACTAGCAGTAGTAGTGTGTTTAACATTGTCGGGTGTGTAATTTGAAATAGTAATAAAATAACTAGACCCATCCCATTGCAAATTTACCGAAACAAAATTCCAACCATCGGGCAAAATTGAAGTAGCCGTTGCGGTCTGGGCTATAAGTGTTGCGCCAGCGTTATCGTTTTGATGAAGCACACAATAAAGACCATTAGAATTAATGTAAACACCAAATGTAGGGTATGTTGATGTGCTTCCAGCATTTAATCCAGAAAACGCTTGCATTACTAAATAATTGCGCCCAGCCGTAATCGTACTTGTGTAATTAAACCAAAAACTAAATGTAAAATTATTAACACCGCTTGCAAAATCAAGGTCATTAATGCTGGAGTTCCAAAGGTTAGTACCACCAGTACCGCCAAGTTCATAACTTATTTGCGCACAAGTATTACCGCTTCCAAGTATTCCAGTTACAGACGAGTCATTACCAAAAGTTGGTGGTATAGCCGTTCCGTAAGTCCAAGGAACTAAAGGGGCTTGATTATACAAACCAGAGTTATAGGCAGATGTTGAGCCAGATGATTCGCCTAGTGTGTAATAATAAACAGCCGTAGAAGTATCTTGTAATATTAATGCTTCATAAAGGTTAGTTAAAATGTTTTGTGACATAGAAGCAATTGCATCCGTAGCTACCATGTTTACTTGCCCACGGTTAGGTGCTTGGTATGTCTGTGGGTAACGCTCTATGAATCCATTAAACAAAGAATAGATGGTAGGGCCGTTGGTGTTGTAGGTGGATACGGTTGCGCCAAATTCTACTTGCACGTTATCTACATAGTTATACCCACCATTGTTTGCGCCTTCAATGCTTATGGTAATTTTGTTTGTTTGTGGCGTAACAGTTGTTTTGTATTGAGTAAAACTAGATGCGCTTACCATTGCTTGTGTAGATAAAATTGAGCCATACGCGCCACCATCTCGTATAACTAAATTATTACCAGCCGCGCCACGAAAATATAAAGATACGGTAATTTGTTTGCCACTAACTACTGGCACATCTAAACACAAATGGTCTGGGTGAGATGAGAAAAAATTAAAAACTAATGAATAAGTGCCAGATACAGAAATACCGCTTACAACATCCAATGCACCGGGGGCTGGGTAATTAAGCAAATACCAGTTGCTAATAGAACCTAACTCAAAATCGCTGTCGTTTGCCCCAACGGACACGCGGCTATCGCCATAAGTACTAGGCGCGGTACTAGGTATTGCTGGTTTTAGGTTTGTGTCATTAAGTATGTTGCCTGTTAATGGGTAGGCACAGTTGATAGCAACCGGGCGGTACGGTAAAACGTCTGGGTAAAAGGCGCTAGTGCTGTTGTTGGGGTCAAACAAACCGTCAGTATTATCTACGGCTAATTGACATTCACCAGACTCAATACGGCCCAATTCATAAGTGCGCCCACGCCGGGTGGTAAAGGAATAAGCGCGGCTTGTAATGTTTGTACCAAGTGAAGTTACCGTTGTGTCAGCTGGATTATTAACGTTTGATTTAGCAATTAAGTTTAAGTACCAATCGCTATTAGCTTTAACTTGCGGCGCATACGAAATGCCCACATTTGGTAAGTCACGTGCCATTAGATAAGACTATTCGATGTTGCTAACCCGTTAGCTACGTTACGGCGGTTATTAAGTAACGAATAACGTTGGGTGGCGCGGAATACAACTTGCCCATCAATAACAACTGGTACTTCTATAAACCCTCCAAAGTTACTTGATTGTGGCCCGGCTTGGCGCGTTTGGGAAGCCAACCAAGAGTTAGCGGCTGTAAAGGATGAGTTGGCTTTAGCAATTTCCTCATTTAGTTTTGCTTGCGCTGCGGCTGCCTTAGCCGTCTCATCTGCAATGTTTGCTAACTGGTTTGTAACTTCCTTTTGGATTTTAGCCTGTTCAGCTATAGCCGCGTTTAATGCCACCACCGCCGCCGCGTGTGCCTTGGTTTTTAAGGTTTTCTTTTCCTCTGCCTGTGCAGCTGCTACTAGCGCTTTAGCTTGTTCTAGGAATGGCAAAGCCGCGCTAAGTTTATCTTGGCTAGTAGTGGCGCTAGATTCCGCTAAAGCAAACTGTGCATCAATAGTGCCCCGTTGCCCAGATAAGGCTTTAATTTCGGCGGCATACTGGGCTAACAATGCGGCTGCCCGTTGCTTGGCTGTTAATTTTTTAGTCTTAGTTGTGCTTGTGGTGGTTTTAGGCGGCTGACTATCTAGTGGTAAAGCTTCGGGCGCGGTATGGTAAACGGCTTCTGGGCCACCTTGTGCTGCTACGTAAACACCATTAGGCAATGCTGACTGGTGGCTATCTATGTACTTTTGCGCTTCATACATAATGCCACCAATAAGGGCGGCTGCGCCCACACCTAACAATGGATTAGCGGCAAACGCTTCTGCTATTCCAGTAGTAATTGCGGCTGCTTTTACTAGGTTTAAGGCAACAACTAAACCTTTATAGAGCACAATGATTGTATTTATAGCGGCTGCAACTTTATTAACAGCCCACATAGTAACCATAACCGCGGCGGTTATTTCTAGTTCCCTATGAAAACTAATTACATAACCAATAATACCTCTAATGCTTTGCCCCCAGTTGTAGGCGGCTAAAGCAGAACCGGACAAGCTATCGGATAAGCCACCCTTGCCAGTTAGCCCATCAACAAAATCTTTTATTCTAGGAATAATTGTATCGGTTGTGTACTTTACTAACTCTGTCATTTGTGGCATTAACTCGCGCCCAATGGTTAGCTGTACACCTTGTATAGCCGCGTGTAATTCCTTTTGTTTTAATGAGTATTCTTTAACGGCGGCTAGGTCAGCGCCAGATAAAGTTAAGCCAAGTTTGTCAGCCGTGGCAGACAATTCTGCAATACGTGCGCTACCTAAACTAAGTAGAGGTAGCATTTCTGTAGCGCCACGCCCAAACGCTTTAACTGCTAAGGCGGTGCGTTCTAAGCCCGGTGGCATAGCTGCAAAACGGTCTGACAAATTCATTAACAGTTGGCTAGTGGGAAGTATTGCGCCGTTTACATCACGGTAGCTTATGCCTAATGATTTTGCTTGTGTATCGTTTTTGGCTAAATGCCCAGACAAAATACGGAAACCGCGTACTAACGTGTCGCTAGATACGCCTACTTCCTCAGCCACAAAACGCAACCGCGACATTTCTTCGGCGCTACCACCAAGAACACGTTGCATACTACGGGTTTCATTACCCACAGTAGTAAATGCAGTTAAGGTATCTTTAGCAAAACTTAAAGCCTTTTCGCCAAGTTGCATAAATGTTTGACCCATAACCGTACCAGCGGCAATAGTTTTAGCAGATAATTCTTTAGTAGCATTACCAGCGCTATTAGTATGCGCTTCTAAACTGGTAAGTTTTTCTATAGCGGTCTTTATGCCAACTTCAAGGTTTTTAACGTTAGCTTGAACTTCAAGCATAATTGGTGGAACATCAGCCACAGCAAAACCTCACAAAGTTGGGTAAACCAATTTTACCGCGTACTAACCGCCGTTTTCTATCTCGCGTACCTTGCCATCAATAACCAATAACCAATCCAACCAAGCGGCTGGTTGTTCTTGTATTTCTTGGTACGTGTAACCAAACTGCCTAGCTACTAAGTAGTCGCGATAGTACGGTGTTAAAGGATAGCTGTTATCAATTTCGTTACCCTTTAACGCCCAACTTAATCTGCTAAGGGTTCGGTGATTGCTTTTGGGTCAGGGTCTACCCCAAAATCCGGTAGTAACTTACTAATGAATGGGGCAACGGCTACGCGGATGTTGTCATAGGTGCGCCCCGGTAAATCCTGCAATGATGCAACGCTAATAACGCTATCAAATGACCAAGCTTCAAGCATGGCAACAGCAACTAGGTCATTAAACTCTGAAAAGAAACCAATAACACTGGCAACCTTTTCAGCGTTTTCAGGTGCTTCAATGTCAATATCAGCCAACCCAACAGCGCTTATACTTGCCTGTACTACTGGGCGGCGTAACCGTTCAGGTACAAGCTCTGGGTCTCGTAAATCAACCCAACCGTTAAATACATCAACTCGCATTTTTTAGCCCTCCGATAGTTGTTAAATGTATGTAGATGCTGGCAAAGCGTTTTGCAGTGTTACCTTAATTGGTGAGTAGCCACCAGTAGAGCCAACGTCTGTAGTGTTTGCCACAGCCTTGTAATCAACCTTTAGCTGTACGTAATCGCTACCACGGTCTACCTTAGCAACAGTAAATGCACACTTTGTCATGTTCAATTGTATCTGTCGGTAACCTGCGGTAGCAGCTGTACCAGTTGTGAAGTTAATCTGCAAAGACGGCTGGCTGTTGTTTAAGTAGTTAAGCAACTGTGTGTCATCTTCTAGGACTAGCGTTAGAGAGCCTGTAACGGCTACAGGGCCTTGGAATAACTGGTATGGTGCTTGGTTACCATCAACAGTAAAGATAGGCGTAACAGGGCGTGTGATGTTGCAGTTGCCATCTTCAATAATTGCTACGGTAGTACCAGCAATTTTAGATACGCCTGTCCATACAGCCTGTGGTGGCACTGTGGTGTAGGAAGTTGTTGGGGTTACAACAGTGGCTGTACCGCCTGTACCAGTACCGGTTACAGCATTGGTAACCGTAAACTGGGTGGCGCTTGCGGTAACAATTGTCTGGCTAGTTAAGTTAAGCCCAGATAAAGAGTTACCAGTAATGCTTACAACCTGCCCAACGTAAAAGTTATTAGCGGCTGTGTAGGTTACCGTACCGGCTGCACCAGTAGCAGTAGTGATTGTGGCGCTAACGGCAGATTGGAAACCAGTGCCTTTAGCAGCATAGGTAAGTAAACCATCGGCGGTAAACTTAAAATCAACTTCGTGGAACTGCACACCTGCAAATTGCCGTGCATTTACTGCATCGTAATCGGTAATGGTATAGCTTGTGGTCTGTCCATTGGAGTTGTTTTTAATTGCGATAGCGTGGGTGTATGGGTCACTAGCACCAGTTGTAGTTACATCGCCTAGTACGCCGGCAACAGGCCAACCAATAGTGTCAGCAAATACATCGCCGCCAAAATCAAACTCGCTGTAAATGTTACCTTGAACAATGCCGTAATCCTCAACCATAGAACCGCGCCAGTTTTTATCTTCAAGGTACTTGATGTTATCAAACGGGGTAATGTTTGAAATAGGAATGTAAGCAGTTGGGGTAACGGCTGTAGGCAATGCGCCGGCAGCGTGGGTAGTTTCCTTGGCAATGCCTATAAAGGATTTATTTCTGGCTAATGCCATTACTTACACTCCTTGCGCTGGTGCATCAGCTACGGCTGGTGCAGGGTCGGTTACTGGGGCAACATCTACTGGTGCAGCCTTGGTTGCTTTATCGGCTACTGGGTTAAGTCCTGCGGCTACTGTGCCCTCTGGTAAGTCAATAACATCGCCCGGCTCAACAGTTAGCGATAGGTCAGGGTAATAACGCTCACCCTCAACATCGGCACGAAACTTAGCCACAAATAACTCCTATTTTAACGCTTTGGCTAAGGCATCTATGTATGTCTGCCGTGCCTTAACACTAATAATTTTACTAGCAGGTTCGACAAAAGGAAACTTGAGACCATCAGGCCAATGTTTGTTGCCACCTAATTCTAAAACCCGTGCGTATTCTGCGTAAGCGCCCACTATTGCGGTGTACCTACCGTCATACCCAACTGGGGCATTAGCCCTAATACTGTTTTTAAGATAGCCAGTACGGTTTTTAGGTGGGCTACCAGCCTGTGCCTTTGAGTAAACCCTGTATCTAGAACCAGCCGGGCCACCATGTACGCGGTATTTACCCGTGGCATTACTGACTTTGCTGGTGTCGCGCACCCGTGTGCGTTCAGTAAATGAGCGCTTGCCTTGTATTTGTTGCTTAATTTCGCGCACAGCCATTTGCGCAATAACACGGGTAGCCTTTTTAGCTGCGTTATCAATGTCTTTTTCTGTTGTGTGCAGGGAAGCTATAACCGCTTTTATGTTGTTCTTAATAGCCACAGTTCTACCCTTTCTAAAGCGGACTACGGGTAGGTGGAAGGCGTACCTACCCGTAGTCCAATCAGGTTACGCATTAAAGATTTGCGAAACCTGAAATCTAATTGCCGCCCAACATTCAGTAGAACCACCGTCATTAGTTACTGGTTCACCGTAGGTAACATCAATAGCAGGTTCAGCGCCTTGGAATACCAATGTTCCAGTAGTGTCTCCAAATTGGTGGTCACTGCGTAAACGCGCTTTAAGTTCATCAACGGCAGTGTCAAAATCCGTCATGGCATCTACTGAATTGTTTTCTAAAGAATGGTGAAACAACTGCACCGCAACTGTGTAATCAATCCGCTTAACACCGCTTTGCGCGCCGCCCAAAGCTAGGCGTGTTTCAGTTTCATCTTCAATAAAAATAACGGCAGCCGCGCGCGACTTTTGCCCAGCGCTGGAATTTACCTGAAAGTTAATACGCTTAGGAAACGTAGAAAAAATCTGGTTAATGCTTGTGTAACTACCATTTTGTAAAAAGGTAGTAAGCGTTGAGCGAACCTGCGCGCGTGTAGCCATTGTTTATCGGTTTCTGCGGAATGGTTTTAGCAGTTCTTCCGCTAAAGCTAAATCCTCACCCGTGTACTGTGAACCAGACTTAGAGGAAGAAACAGAATCGGTAACAGCCATAGTCAGGGAAGAATCGCCACGTACCTTTAGGAAAGCAGTAGTAGCCAAAATTGCAGCTTGTTTGATTGCAGGTGGTAGCGCGGATGCACAGACACCAGAGGAATGGGCATTAACGGCGTTACGCGCCAATGTGACAGTGGTAGAGCCCGGGGTGTAGGTAGAGGACACAGTTACATTTTCTGTGTTCAAACCATCGTAAATTGTCAGTTTTGAGTTAGGCACAATACCTGTGCTGTCAGCAACAGTAATAGAGGATGCACCGGCAGAACTACTAGCCGCCAAAGTTGTATTGGCATACCCGTTTACATAGGTGTATTCACAGAAAACCGTGCCACGTGGTTGCCCTGCCATGCCTAGATTTAACGGCCCTGCGCTAGACCAGTTCATGTTTCCGGCAGTCCAAGGCACAACAATAGATTGCTTTTCAATCCATGCTTGCGACAGGTCAGGGTAAGTAGCTAAACCATTAGGGGTAGCGCCGTAAGAAAATGAAGTAACAGCAACAACAGGCCAGTAATCTGGGTGTACTTTTATGTAACCATCAGGTGACATACGTAAGCGTTGGCGCTCAGTTGTAGTTGTAGCTGCTAGGACTTGATTGCAGTATGTGTCAATCCAACTAGAAGCGCGCGCAATAACGTTTGCTAATTCTGCGTTTTGTACGGCTGGGTCTGTTGAGTAGGACACAAGGTTATCAACATCAATGCTGGTGGGCGCTTGTTTGTATTCAGCAATAGTTAAATAAGGCGTACTAAACAATTCCGTTATGTCACCATAGACAGCCATTAGTTTACATCCTCACAATCGCACTCGCTGTGTTCAGCGAAATTTGTAGCGCACCAATCTTGATGTGCCTTGCCGACAGCCCACGAGAAACTATCTGCTTTTATGTCTTTAGTTAAATCAGGGTTAAGCATTTTTACCTTCGTTGTCGTGTCCGCATTTGCCACATACTGCAAACCACGAACCGAAACCACATTCAGTACAGTTGTAACCCACGCTTGAGTTAGTCGTACCCATAAGGGAAGCTTCGACAAATCCTGATTGCTGTAACGCTTTTGCATCCATCTTTGATTCAACATTGTAAAAACCTTTAGCATCTGGTTTTAGTACGCGCTTTATGCCCGTGCGCGCGCCTTCAATTTCTACCGCACGTACACCACGGTCACTTGCAAAATACTTAGCCATTGTTTGCCCTCTCCAATAGTGGAAAGCCCCCCACCCCAATAGGTGAGGTAGGGGGCAAACCGTTGTCTAGTTAGACAGTCTTAATACCCTGTAACAGACCGTTGAACTGTGGTGCAGCACAGGTTAGTGCGCCGTTCCAGTACACGCTGTTGGAGTAATTGAAGTCCACTACTGGCCATTCAATGGCCATGTAATCAACTGTGTTGTGAACTGCCCATACATCACTTACATTGCTATCTGGGATAGGTAGCGTGTAAGAAAGAATGGTGCTGTTTCCTGTTGGCATCCAAGGATGTACAGTAACTGCAACGCCCTTACCGGTAACTTCGTTCTGAAGTCCGGTAACGATGTCACCAAGCACAACGCCGCCAACTTCATCTTGTGAGATGTTTAGACGGTAGTTAGCAGTTGAGCCCGACTTGATTGCATCGGATAACTGCTTGCGGTCTGCACCAGACAAAAGTACTTCATCTGGGTCAGCCTTAAAGCTGTTGTACAGTGTGTAGAAAGCGGTCTGGTATTCAACACCCGGATTAGAGGTTGAGAAGCCGGCATTTAGACGGTTGGTGTAACCGCTAGGTGCGCCGCTTGCGCCAATAATCTGAGCAATGATGCCATCGTAGCCAGTTGCGTATGCAGAGGTATCAGAAGCAACAGTAGTTGCGGCTGCACCAGTTGCAGTTAGGTCAGCTGCGCCACCAAGGGTGAACACGTTGTATGGTGTACGACCTTGGTACTTAAGCTGTGCATCTGTACCTGTACCTGAGGAAGCGTTTGAGGATGCAAAGATTTCGTAACCCATTGCGCCAACAACATCAGTAACAGTTACATCAATAACCTGACCAGTGGTAACGCCAGTTACGGTAATCAATGTGCTTGATGCGGATGCGCCAAACTGACCTGAGTCAGCGGCAACCTTGATGTAGTAAGTTCCTGCGTAGGCAAGACCAATTTCACCAGCAACCTTTGTACGTGCAGCTGCGGTAGCAGTTGGAACGCCAAGTGCGCCAATGTTTCCATCTCCAGTTACGCCGCGTGACATAAGTAGCATTTTTTCTTCTGACAACATCGAAGCGTAAAGAGTTGTTGTCTGTGCTAATTGGCGAATGTCTTGGTAACCCTGACCTTGGAACTGTGCCGAAAACGGTACGTTGTCAGATAGGGAGAACTGCTTGTAAACGAATGAACGGTCATAACCAGCGTAACCAATCTTTGCGCCACGGTTGTAAGAACCTGCACCAAAAGTGTTTGCAGTTGAGTCAGTGATACCCGGGAAGGTATCTGCTACGCCTGATTCAGAACCAGTAATAGCGTTAATGACCTTTAGGCGGTGGCTTGTGCCAACACCCTTTTTACGTGCAAGCTTGTTGCGCAGTGGGGTCATCTTAGGGAAGATGAGCTTTGCTGGTGCTTCAAGGTCGAACGCTACAAGACCAGTTGAGATTGGGCTAGTAAGGGTCAAGTCCTTAACAATGTCCATGCCAGCGGAACGCTGTGCATCTAGAGCAGTTGTTAGTGATGCAAGTGCATCTGGTGACATTGACTTAGTTAGTTCATCGTTAGCAAGGATGCCAGCGATAGCACCGGTAGCAGTTGCAGGTACGGCTGGTGCAGCCATGCCCATTGCTTCGTGTGCGGATTTAGGTGTTGCGTGTGCAGTACCGAGAGCTTTGACAAATTCGTCATGCTGTACGGCTGCTTCTTTTGCAGACAAACCGTCAAACAGTTCGGCTACCTTTGGGGCGTTAGCCATGAGGTTTTACCTCTTTCTTTTTAGAGTTGGTGTTACTTGTTTTCTAGGTCTCGCGCTACGTCAAGGTAACCTTTACGCAGTGTCAAGTCCTCTGTAGCGGCAGCTTTAGCGCGGTATGTTGCGGCTTTAGCTAGGTCGCTGTTTATTGGTGTGTTACTTACCGTATTCATCCGCTTAGGGCCTGATGGTACGGCAAGTGATTTAACCTGTTCCAACTCTGATTCCAGCACCTCAATGCGCTTAGTATCAATGGACTTTGTTATTTCATCGCCAACCGTTTCAGTTGGTAGTAACGACTTCACAACTTCCGCAATCATCTCGCGTAGTTCTGAATTCTTTTGTTCTTTCTTGGCGGCTTTCTTTATAGCCCTTTCCTCATCAGTTTCAGTAACCTCAACAACGGCTACTTCCTCTGGTTCGTCTGATTTCATTTCGGCAGAGTAACCGCCCTCAGCACACTTACATTCTTTCATAGCCATACCGCAATCTTTGCAATCGCCACAAGCACAATCTGCTTCTGCCTTGCCACATTCTTTGCACATTTCTACGGCATCATCTTTAACTGTTTCTGGTTCATCGGCTAATTCAATTTCAAGGCTGCTATCTACATCGGTATCGCCGTAGCCACCCTCAATTTGCATTGCTTCACCCTCTGATGCTTCGTCTTGGTGGAACTCAAACAGCGCGTGTATAGCTGCAAACAGGCAAGCAATGCTATCTGTTTCGTCTGAACCCATTTCCATTTCCATTGCTTCAACCTGTAGCAAACGGGCAAGGCCAATACGTGCCATGTCAAAAGATGCTTGGTCAAACTTGGTTACTTCACCAGCAATAGTTTTAGCCGATTCGATAAGGGCACTGGCAGTAACCGGTGTCTCGATAGCCATTTCTTCCATTACTTCACTTCCGTTTTCTGCAAGTTCCTCAACCTGCGTTAATTCACCCTTAACGGTCTTAGCCATAGTTAAAGTACAGGCTGGGTTAGCAGGGCGGTCTACTAAACTAATTTCAACAATCGTGCCATCAACAATGCGCCCGCCAGCGGCTTTGTTATCTTTTGCTACGCGCGCGCCACGTATGCCAATGCTAAAACCTTTAAGTACGCCGGCTTTAACTTTAGCTACAGAACCGGGGTCTACAACGTGTGCAGTAATAAAATGCTCTGTGCCCTCTGACTTGTATTCAGTTGCTACACCTGCGGCAATGCTGCTATGTTGTTCGCGGATATTGCCCCATCTAAACCATTCTGGCATAGCAGACTTTAGCCATGTAGGGTCGCAAATCTGTGCATCACTATCTAAAGTGTCATCGGTTGCCTTGCCATGAACAAGTAAAGAGCCGTCAGGCTGTTCGTCCATTTTCAGAATTTCGGCATACACCGCTGTCTGGTTAGGCTTTGCCACGCTTAGACTCCTAAAGTTTTATGTCTAATAATTCTCCCAAACACTTTTAGTATTTGTCTATCTCGTAATGGTCTACGTTCTTGTGTAGCCGTTCATCACTGGGAGAAATTTTTAAGGCTTCTATGCCATGGTGTCTAGCCATTTGTTTGTAACCCATTTGATAGTACGAAATAGCGGCAAGGTCATGCGCGGTGCTTCCCCATGCGTAGGCTTCACATAAATAATCTAAAGGTTTTTCTGTTATTTCTAATGCCTTATAGCAGTATTGCAAACACTCATTCCATTGGCTGTTTTCATAAAAATAAGTCGCTAGTGCTACGTGGTTCTCGCGCCTATTTGATTCTTGCGCTGCTTTAAGTAACCATTCTTTACGGTGTTGGGGTTCACATTGGGCTAGGTATCGCATACCTGCGGAACGTTCTGGTGTCCATACCGCACTAGGTAAACTTAAATGGCGCTTAAATTCGGCAACTGCGCGCTCTATTTGATTATCAAACATTAGTTCACGCGCTAAATAAAAAGAATTTCTGTCATCGTGCAAATCTTCAGCAACAGCCATTTCTAATAATGGCAAGTATTGTGCGCGACTTTTATTGTTATCTGGGTAATGCTCTATCTGTAGCTGTAGCCATTCTTGCGTTTCTTGTATCCCGTAACCGCGCAATACTTCGTGTACTGGGTGCTTCCATACATAACCCTTACGCGCGTGTATTTTGTCACCGCCATAGACCAGCCCCGGTGTGCCGTCTGGATTCCAAGACCATGTGTATTGGTAGCGCGGTCTCGTAGTTGTAGCCTTTTCTAACTTTTCTCGCCAACCAGCAACAAGCACTTCATCCATATCTAGGGCTATGCAGTAATCAACATCTAATGGAATGGCTGCGAGAGCAGCGTTTCTAGCAACGTCAAAACGCCAAGGTTTAACACCCAACTTAACCACATTAACATTAAAAGATTTAGCAACAGCCAAAGTGTTGTCAGTAGAACCAGTATCAGCAATGAGCAGGTAGTCAGCATCTTTAGCAGAGTCAAACCATTTTTTAACATACTGTTCCTCATTTAACGCAATAGTGTAAACCGCTATCTTCACAAGGTTTACCCTATGCTTTATTAAACTGTAAGACTAATTGGATGGAGTAAAACGCCCCGTAGCTTCGTCATAAATCCAACCAATATTAGCGGGATTTTCTGGCGTGTACTCAATAACTAAAACACCAAGCACATCGCCAACTGATTCATTCTCAGCCATAATTACATTGCTTACAATGTTGCCAGCCATAACTGCAAAAGTTTTCATATGTTTTCCTTAATAGTAAAGATAAATAACACCAGCACCACCTGTGCCACCTGTGCCCGAGTTATTACCTGCACCGCCGCCACCGCCGCCGTCTCCACCTGCGCCGCCTGTATTGCCTGATGCATTGCTGCCAGCACCGCGATAGCCACCACCACCACCACCTGCACCAAAAGTTATGCCAGTACCAGAACTTCCTGTACCACCTGCAAATAAATCCCCAGTACCACCATTACCGCCAGTACCAACAGCAGTTGTATTAACGCTTCCACCACCGCCACAAATTAAACCGTTTGCCCCATTGCCAGCAGTACCGTTTGTAAGATTTGAGGTGCAACCACCACCACCGCCTGTGCAAACTCCCGGACCAGAAGTACCAACGCCAGATTGTGCCGTGCCGCCAAATGTTGCGTAACCAATAAAACCACTTGAACCTGTGGGCGCACCTGTATAAGAAATTCCACCTGCTACACCTGAGTTATTACCAGAACCACCACCGCCACCTGCGCCGCCTATTTGGGCTGCGCTGCCAGCCGAACTACCGCAACCGCCACCGCCACCACCTGCAAGTACCATTCCAAAACTTGTATTTCCACCACTACCACCTGCGCCACCACTACCGCCGCCACCTGCCCCTACTACGCAAGTTGTGGCTATAAAAGTCCAACCCATAGAAATACCACCTGCACCGCCACCACCTGCGTACGTAGACGAAAATCCGCCACCGCCACCGCCACCAATACATACCGCGTATACGCGCTGTATTCCATCTGGTATTGGTACTGAACCGCTTGCGGTAAGTGTTTGGCGCAACTGTAACCCGTATGGGGTGTCGCTAAAAGATGAATTGTTGTAAATAGATGCGCTCATAATTATCCTTAATAAAAAATGAAAAGAATACCTTTGCCGCCCAAAACGCCAGTACTAGTTGTGCCGCCGCCACCACCACCGCCGCCAAGACCGCCTACGCCACCAGTTGCACCAGTAGCATTTCCACCGTTGCCAGCAATTCCACCGCCACCACCACCTGCACCATTTGCGTTTGTACCGCTAGTGCCTGTGCCACCCGTTGAGACTGTGCCCGTACTAATGTTAAATCCATTGCCACCAGAACCGCCTTGTCGTGTGCCTGTGCAAACGCTTTGAACGCCACCACCGCCACCGCCTATAAGACCTGAACCACCGTTACCAGCCGTTGAAGCACCCGTAAAAATTCCTCCGCGAGTTACGCCGCTACCGCCACCGCCAGAAATACCATTGCTTGCGCTTGCACCTGTAAGAGTTGCACCAGCTGTATTTTGTGTGCTACCAGCACCAGCCGCGCCAGCACCCATACCGCCAGTAGTTTGCGTAGCAACAGCACCGCCGGGTTGACCGTACATATTGGTATTACCTGCACCACCGTTACCTGCACTAGCACCGCCACCTGCGCCAGCAATTCCCATTGAGCCACCGGGGTTTCCAATAACAGATGAGCCATAACCACCGCCACCTGCAAGTAGATGTCCATAACGGGTAAAGCCACCGTTTACAGCTGCGCCAGTACCAGCCGCGCCTATTGTGCAAGTTGAATATGGCAACGTCCAGCCCCACGCAAGTCCACCTGCGCCACCACCAGCGTAAGCACCGCCACCACCGCCACCTGCAAGAATTGCATACACCCAAGTAATGCCGGCAGGGATAGTTACTGCACCAGTACTTGTAATTGTTTGCCGTAATTGTAAGCCGTGTGGCAAAATAAAAGACGTTTGAGAGTTAGGTGTAAAACTACTGCCTTGCACACCTGTTGATACAGGGTTACCTGCTTGCCCTCTGCGGTTTGGATTAGCCATTAAACAATCCTATTAATGTAACCTGAAATTGTAATTGCTGATGCCGTGGCAGCAAAAGCGTAAACGGTATTTGCGGCTGACCCCGTACCCGTTAAAGGTAAGCCAGCAATAACAAGAATGTCACCCGATTGTGGTGGAATAGTTATTGGTTTTGCGTGTTGGTTTGCGACTGTGCCGCCAAATTGAACGGTTAATAATATGGGTGAAGTAGATGTGTTGTTTGCGTATAGCCATACTTCATCAATGGTAGTTGATGTTGTACCTGTGGCATGAATAGTAGTACCAGTTGAAGCAGTTGCGACAACGGTAATTGGTTGCCCCTGCGTTGAACCTGATAATAATACTTTTGAGTAAGTTGCCATTGTTTAATCCTATCCGAACACTTGCATTGAAATTACAGCTTGGTCTGTATCGTAAATTGCATTAGCACCTGCTGGTCCAGTAGGTCCAGTAGGTCCAGTAGGTCCAGTAGCGCCGTTAGTACCGTTAGTACCGTTAGTGCCATTAGTTCCAGTTGCGCCCGTTGGACCAGTTGGACCAGTAACAGTTGAAGCTGCGCCCTGTGGTCCGGTAGGACCGGTAGGGCCTGTGACCGTAGATGCAGGACCGGTAGCGCCCGTAGGACCTGTAACCGTACTTGCCGCGCCTTGTGGACCAGTTGGGCCAGTTGGCCCAGTTACGGTTGATGCAGGACCAGTTGGCCCGGTTGGGCCTGTAACGGTTGAAGCAGGACCGGTAGGACCTGTAACGGTGGAAGCTGCGCCTGTAGGACCTGTTGGACCAGTAGGACCAGCCACAGTAGAAACTGGTCCAGTTGGGCCTGTCGGTCCAGTGACAGTGGAAGCCGCGCCCGTTGCCCCTGTAGGGCCTGTTGGTCCTGTGACCGTACTAGCTGCACCAGTAGCACCCGTTGGTCCTGTTGGTCCAGCCACAGTTGATGCTGCGCCTGTAGGGCCCGTAGGTCCCGTAGCACCAGTAGCACCCGTTGGACCAGTTGGTCCAATTGTGCCGTTAGTTCCAGCACTACCCGTAGGTCCTGTTGGCCCAGTTACACCCTGTATACCTTGCGGTCCAGTAGGGCCTGTAACAGTGGAAGCCGCCCCGGTAGCACCAGTAGCACCCGTTGGACCAGTTACAGTACTTGGTGCGCCCGTACTACCAGTTGGACCTGTAACGCCTTGCGGTCCTGTTGGACCAACACTGCCAGTAGGTCCAGTTACATTTGATGCTGCCCCCGTTGCACCAGTAGGTCCTGTTGGTCCAAGCGGTCCAGTTGGGCCTTGGATACCTTGGATACCTTGGTTGCTTACAGTAACCGCAATAACGTTTTCAGTAGTAGTTAATGCAGTAACGCCATCAATGGTGGTTACAGCTACAACAGTTTCAGTAGTAGTTATTTCACCAGCCATGTTAAATCGTCACTTCATCAGTTACTTTTACTGTTCCTTGTATTAGGCGTGTTACTACGTTTGATGCAGAGGTAATCTTTAAGTCATAGACCCATAAGCCAACGGGTAGCGCGGCTGTTTGTGCATTGGTCATGTTTATTTGAAATGTGCCATTACCTAACGTAATACCAGCACCATTAGTTAAGGTAAGTAGCGCGGCACTAGCGGCATACGAAACACGTATCTGTAGCTTTGCTGTGAACGTGGTTAAGTCGTAACCGGCAATAGTAAAAGGTTGGCTAAAATCCGCACCCAACGGAACAGTTAAATTACACGTTCCTACCTGCATTAGACACCAGAGTAAAGAATTGAGATTGCACCAGCGGCTGTGTTAGCTGCACTAATTGCGTAAACTACATCACCAGCGTTAAGCCATAACTGGTAAGTAGCACCAGTAGCAACGGAATGTCCTGCAGTAGCGCCAGATGCTGTAATGGTACTATCGCCAACAAAAATAGCTGCACTGTGGTTGTTTTGGATAGACACGGCGGTGTAACGGGTTGTTGCTGGCATCCTGAAAAGAATTGTCGGGGTTGTTAAAACCTGTACGTTGTTATGTACGATAGCCATGTGTTTTTACTCCTAGGTTAGTTTCTATTGTCTCGTAAACTTAGTTAATTTTCAATGACGTTTTATCTATGGCTATGCGCGCATCTTTCAAACATTCGCTATAGCTTGTGTGGTTTTGTGTTGGGCATCCTGTGCGACATACCCCATTTAGTTCTGGTTTCATTCTTCACCAATGTTATTTTCTTTAGCAAAATCATTTAAGCGGCGGTCAAGTTCTTGTTTTGCTTCAAGAATTTCATCATTTGCCCCAATAATTAAAGCAAAAATACTTTCATCTGACCAGTTAATAGATTCAACAAATTCTTTATTCATTATTTCCATCCAAATTCTTTTGCTAATCCAATGGCTAACTTGTTTTCTGTTAATCCCTTACTTAAATGCCATTCGGCAAACATTTCTGCATACAATTCAAAAGTATTTTCACGCGCGTATTGACTGCGTAAAGCACCTTTACTTTGATTTATTACATCTCGCATACGTTGATTACGTTCTTTTATGGCAAAAGTATCAGACTCTTTTGTGTCTATTGTGTGACCCCATTCATGGGTTAATGTATATTTCCATTTTTCTATTTCTTTTGATACTGGCATAAAGCGTTCAGTTTCATTAAATTTAACATCCGCAAAAGCTGACGGTGAAAAGAAAATAGTATCGCCACCTGAATGTGTCCATGCTTTTACACCAATACCGCTTGAATTTCTCAATGGTGCTACAACAACATTTATAGATTCTTTAGGTTGAATTTTTTGCAATTCATCTACATATTTCATTAACTTCATTTGGTCTGCAATGGAAAATTCTTTTATTTCATTTAATCCATAGCGTTCAAATGTAACTTTCATACCGCCATTTGCATAAACGGTAGGTGCGCCTTTTTCGGCTATTACTTTATTCATTACGGCTTCAATGTCAGACCGCATCTTTGTGAACCCATAAGTATTTTTTAAATAGTCATAAAAAATTTCTTTTACTTGTGTTTCATCAGCTTTAACCCATTCACCGGGTTTCCATTCACGGGCGGTTGCTTGTTCAAATGTTTCTGTTTCAACTGTTGGCGATTCATCCACAATGCCATCGTGTATAACCGTATCTTCACCCTCTGGTGATACTTCAGTAACATCGCCGCTAGTGTCTGTGTTGTCTGTCTGGTCTGTGGTGTCAGTGGTATCTACGCCGCTTTCAGGAATGACAGGTAACGTGGTGCAAATACAGTTAGGGTGCGCTGGTGGGTATTCGTCACCGCTAGAAAACGTGTCACCTAATGTGATTATTTCGCCGTCATTAGGTTCACAAATTTCACACGGGTCTGCGCCCTGCCACTCTATTTGTTCAATACCAGCATCTTTGTAATCGCTTATAGCCGCTTGGTTTAATGCGTTTGAGGTTTCAGTACGCGCTATAACCATTGCCCGTAATGGGTCGTTAAGCACATCGTTAATCTCACTAGCTATGTCTCTAGGGCTTAACCCTTGGTCTAATCCACTGGCTAAAGCTGTGCCAATACGGTCTAGGGTAGTGGCATCCAGTTGGTCTATTAAGGCTTTATTGCCGTTTAGTAAATCAGCTAACCTGCCCTGTGGGTCTACAAGCGCGGCTGCGGCTGCGTTACCGGGTTGCCATGTAGACCAATCCAAGCCAACGGTAGCGCCTAAATCCTGTTGCGCCATGGCTTGCCCCATTACCCAACCAGTAGCGTGTGTTTGGGTTACAGCGCTTGCAAGTACCTTGTTGTTAAAGGCAATGTTTACTTTTAACCATTCACGTGCGCTGTTTGTACTTGTTGTACTTTTTATGTGGTTATGCGCCGCCCATTTAGCTGCAACCGCATCTGCATCAACACTAACCCGTAACCCTGCTTGTATTAACAGGGTATTTTGGTTAAGTAACCTGTGCTTTGCCGCTTCCCTGCGGCTTACGCTTTTTTTAGTAAGCCATCGGCTAACGCTTTAACTAAATCAAAGTCTTGTTTAGCAGCGCGGTTTAACACATCAGCATTTAACTTATCTAATGCAAAGAACTCAAAGTCTCGTTCGGTGTTACCTTTCTTAGCCCACTTTAGAAACGCCTTAACCTCTGCCTGTGCATCAACTTGTGCGTTAGTAGCGGTTGGTTCTGGTAAGTCACCACTAGGGGCTTCCTCTGGGGTAATACCGCTTGCCGGTGCTTCTGCCGGGGTAGCGGTGTCAGTACCAAAGGCAACTACGCCATCTGGGGTAATAAAGAACGTGTTAGCGCCGGCATGAATCATAGGCAGGTCAGCGTATGGGGAATCAACTAACGGCAAACCCATTTCAGCCTTAGCTTGGTTTATGGTGCGTTGGCCTGACTGCAGTTCAATAGAACGGCGCGTTGCACCCTCTGCGGTATCAGACTCGTTGCCTACGTTAAACCTAAATACCAATTCACGTGGCATACCAAGGAACTTGTAACTAATGTCGCTTAGTTGGTCTTCAAGCCATTTAGTTAATGGTTCTGCACCTAGGCGCGAACCTGCTTCCGCTTCCCCTGCTTGGTGGCCAGAACCGCCTAAACCTTGTTTAGCGCTGTAGCCAATTTCGGTAGGCAACACACCATAGTGACCAGTAATGCCAGTAATGCAGTAGTTGTCAAACGTATCGTTAAACTTCTCGCTAAACCCGTTGTTATCTATTGGGTCTAATCCCGGTGGCAAAATACGTGCGCGCTTACGTTGTTCTGTCTGCCCTGCTAGGTCATCGTTAATAACGTTCTCATAAGCGCGTAATAGTTCTGGTGTTGCGGCAAATGAACCATCAGGCTTTAACCACATTTCAGGTGTAACGCCATCGGTAAACTCTGCGCGTAACCATTGTTGGCGCTTAATGTAAAGGTCAGCTAGTGGCAGTGCGCGCTCAGTTGGGGAGAACCCATACGGTGTCCACGTGCGGTGGTTGCGCTTTAAATAAATAAGTTCATCGGCAGAGTAACTACCGTCTTGGTCTGGGTCATCGCTGGTTGCTAGGAACTCGCCACGTGGGAAGCCGTACAAGATTTGCTGGTATGCCGGGGTGTTAGTACGTGGGTCTGGGCGCATACCTCTATCGTCTAATAGCGGTTTGATTGTTGAACCATCAAGAATAGTAAGGCTGTGCAAGTCACCCTTTAAGTCTGGGTGTGGGTAAATAGCCAGCGCATCCAGTACCAAGGTTTCCTCTATTGCCATAGATACCCAGTCTTTGAAACTTAAACCATTTATGCGGTCTGGTGTCTGCCAAAAGTCGCGCAACCGTGTTATTTCTGATTGGTACTTATCCCGTGCCTGTTGCATAGCGCGCACATCGTTGCCACCAAATTCGGCTGCAACCATTTCACTAGCGGAATCAGAAAAGGTTATATCCCATTCCATGCCTGAAACTTTGGATTTTAGTACCTCAATGCACCGGCGCAAAATGTCTATCTGGTCAGCTGCGGTGCGCAATACCTGCCACGGTACTAAGCGGTTATCTGTTACCTGTATGTTCCATGCAACTGGGTATTCCCAGCGCCGTGGGTCTGGTCTGCCATCTTCCCCAATAGGGTTAATAGCCGCAGGTAGTAGGGGATTGTTAGGGCCAAACGGTACGCCGGCTAACCAAGGGTTGCGGTTTAGTGGTTCAAATACACCAGTGCTGTAAGCCTGTTGCGCTAGTGTGCTTAGTTCCTGTTGGGTAAACGGGGTAGCTTTAGCACCGGGCGGCAATGATAGCGCCGTGCTTTTATCGGTATTGCTATTGCGGCGGAAGTAATCCCGTAGCGCCATTTTTACACTCCTAGTATGTGCGGCGTGTCAGCGTTCTCTACTAACGCGTGTCCACATCCACTACAAACGCTGTAACTCTTAGGCATTGGTAGATTACAATTATCGCACCATACGGCTAGGTTCGACAAGTAGCCAACCAGCGCTGAGGTATCTATTAACTCAGTAGCAGCCCACACTAAGGCATCTAAACGGTCTGGTGATTTAGGGTCATCAGGTGTCCACGTGGTTAGTTGTGCTTCCAGTTTGTCTAGGTAGCCAACGTGATGGGCGCGGTTTTGCTCATAAAGGCTCGCCACTGGTTCGGCGCGTAGCTGCTTACCCCTAGTTGCGCGTACTGTCTTAACCCGTACATTAGGGTCTATTTGTTTAATAATGGTAGGTATCATGTCACCGCCGTTATTTACTTCCGCAACAATGGCATCCGCGTTATGTTCCCGGTAGGCATCTATAGCCCGTTGCGCCCAACCCATGGGGCTTGCCTTAATGGTGTAGTCAGCCAACACATACAAGCTACCTTGGTTATCCTTACCAGCCACCACAATGCCAGTATCATCGCTATCCTCACCGCTAGTAACGGCTGGGTCTACCGCTACCACAATGCGTTGTAGGTCTACTGGGGCTTTATCTACCCGGTTGCGGTCTATGTTGTCCTGCAACCACAGTGCGCCCTCTGTGTCTTCTAGTATCTCGCCCTCTAGTTCTTGCCTACCCAACCTTGTGCCGGCGTACCGGGCTTGCAGTTCCACTAGCGCACTAGCAGCTAGGTTGGCTTTGTTTTCAAACGTGCTACCACGGGTAATAAACACCGTGCCATCCTCACGCTTAACAAGGTTGCGTACTAAGGGTTTGGGCTTTGGTGTGGTGGTAAATACGGTTTGTGGTTTCTCGCCTAGGCGTAAGCCAAACTGCAACTGGTCAAAGGCTTCAGGGTATTTCCATGCCGCTAACTCATCACCCCACGCACCGTGGAACTGTGGCCCACGTAAGCGCTCTGGTTCATCAGCGCTAAACAACTTAATACGGCTACCGTTAAGCAGAAACAATTCACCCATAGACCTATTCCAGCCGTTAGGTTCACGCAATGCGCCATACCTACGTAGTACAGCTAGTAGTCCACTATCGCCCTCAACGCACGTATCACGGGCATCAGCAAAGGTTGGCGCTACTACTGCCCAACGGCTTTTAGGTTGCTGTATGGCTTTCCACGCCAACCATTCCGCGCCTGTACGGGTCTTACCCCAACCACGCCCACTAAGGATAAGCCAGATAGACCAATCAGTATTAGGCGGTAGTTGGCTTTCCCGTGCTTGTTGGTGTGTCCAAACTATCCGCGCCCCTGCTATCCGCTGCTTGTAAGAGCTGGGCAAGACGTTCGACTTCTCTGTCAATTTCACTACCGCCTTCGTATGTGGTTACTTCTACCTGTTGGCGCATTGGCATATCTAAACCAAACAACTTAGCCCGGCGTTCCATAACCCGTAGAAAACTGTTTACAGCTGCTACATCGCCTTGTAAAACTTTACTCCATAGTGCTGCTTGCGCTATGTCTAAACGGTCGGCTTCAACCTTGCGCAGTTCCTCTACCTCACTGTAGATAATGCGCTTACAGGCACGTACATAGGCTTGGTGTGCGCCTGATGGGTCTTTGTAGCCAACCCGTTCAGCAATCATGTCAAAGGTTAATCCGCCACGGCGTAGTTTTAATACCTCTGCTTCCCGTTCAAGGATTTCAGGGGTTATGCGTGAAGGTCTTGATTTTGCCATAGTTACATTGTATCGCTTATTTGTTTTGTATGTTTTATGGTTACGGGCAACAAAAAACCACCCCGTAGGGTGGCTTGTTTGTTTACTGGTGTAGCTAACCAATCTTCTTTTTTAATAATCATTTCATACCTCTTTGGTTATGTGGTGGTGGCTGCAAGGGTAAACAACCACCACCCATACCTGCCGTTGCTAAACGCTTCCCCACATTTAGCAACAGTTTTTATTTAGTTATGTTTTCCTAACCTTGTGGGTTAGAAACCTGTGTGCGTTCATCTGCCATGTAAGCTGCAATAAGGGCTTTAGTAAACCGCCCACGTTCGCCTACCTTGTAGCCATTGGCGTTAGCCCAGTAGCGTACATCTTTACTGTTAAGCCCCATTAGTTTGGCTGTAACTGTGTCTGTGTATTTGCGTTTAACTAATTTATCCATTGGTTATACCTCTACCGTTTCTTCTGGGTTGTAGTTGCGCGCAATTTGTTCTGCCTTAATTAGTCCAGCGCTTAATCCGTAAAGGTCACCTGATGCCTGTACGTATTCCTTGTACACAGCTAACTCATCTGCAATTAAGTTAGACAACAACTGCGTTACTTTAATGGCTTGGTATTGCCCATTAAGTAATTCCTGTACTGCTTGTGCGCGTTTCATTTAGAACGGTACTTCCGCGCTTTGTGCATCGCGCTTGCGTGTAGGTATTACACCAACCCAATCGGCATCTACAGCCAAATCGGTTTTAGTTTCCCCTGCTTTTGTTTCGTAAGTATGGGTAGCAAACTTGCCACTAAACCCAACCAACATGCCTTTGGATGCACTATCCACAAATTCCTCTGCGTTTTTCCACAGGCTAACTCTGTACCACAAGGTATCTTTGTCTATCCATGTTTCATTGTCTTTAGTCCGTGGGGTTACCGCCACGCTAAAGTTTGCAACTGCCCTGCCGGTTTGTGTAAATGAAATGTCTGGGTCATTACCCAACCGCCCTACAGCCACAATAGTTGGCTCACCTGCCATGCCTTCACTCCCTAATTAGTTTGCGGTTATTACACCGCCATCATTTGTTAGCAAAACCCTAGCATTACTTTGGTACACCAGCGCAACCTCACTTGGTTCAGCCCAACTGGCCACCATAAAACCATTATCTGTAGCCCATTTGGGGTTTAGGTGGATGCTGTTAGTGCCTAAGTTATGGCACTTGTGGTGTACGGCTACAAGGTTTGATAGTTCATTAGTACCGCCCCGGCTACGTAGCTTGCGGTGGTGTACTGCCCAGTTATCGCTTAAAGGGTGGGCACACATCTCACAATACCCACTGCACCGGGCGTACAGCTGCGCCCTTGTGTTGGCGTTTATACCTGCCAAGTAAAGCCACACTCAATGTTAGAACACCAGTATTCTTTGCCGTGCTTAATAACGCTTAGTTTTTTACAGTTTTGGCACTTGATAGTAGCCATGTATTTAGGCGTAGCGGATGTATTAGTGCGCATAAGTATTGCCCTATGCCATTCTTGTAAATCTTCCAGCATTGTTTTACCTATGTTTGGGTGGGTGATTAAGAATTTGTTTATGTTTTCAGCAAAGTAATCCAGCCGTTCAGCTACCAATGGGTCTGCCCCATAGTGTGACCATGCGGTACTGCGCGCTGGTGGGTCATTTTGTAGCACATCGCTTATGTGGTCAGTTACCGTTATTACCCACATCTCAAATTCTTGGCTAAAAGTAATCATGTTAAGCGCTATTGGGTATTTACGGGTACGCCTATCATCGCTAAAGGTTTCAACTAGCGCCCACAAGCGTGGGTAATGCGCCGCACATTCGCTAGTTAATAACCTAGGTTTCGCTGCCATAGCCGGCTTCCCTAAGTAGTTCCACCATTACCCATAGCGGTACTACGGTAGGCCAATCTGCTATCTTGGCTTCTCCCCAACCATTCGGGCGCAGCACGGCAATACCAAGTACGCCATCTTTAGCGCGTTCTGACATTTGTTTTAAGGCTGCCTGTGGGTTAAAGTCTGCCTTAGCTTTAACTTCCCAATCCAACGCCGGCGTACCAGTTATGTCTGAACCTTGCCTACCAGCCCCGGCGCTCAACGCGAAAGGCCAACCATTAGCGGCTAGGTATTGCGCCACAATGTCTTGGCTTTTATAGCCGCGGTGTTTACGGTGTTGGCTGTCACTCATCGTAATCCTCTAACTGGTAAACGGGTTCTACGCTGTTAAGTAAGTAATACAACAAACCCTGTCTACGCCATTGTGGTAAATCAGTTATGCGGTGTTCCTCTACCCATACATCGCCCTGCCCATCAACCCATTCGGTTACCAAAATCCAAGCGCTGCATACGCTGTTCTTTTCTAATGCGCTACCAACATCGCTAATAAGTAATCCAACTTGTTCTGCTAAATCCATTAGTGTGCCTTTACTACGCGCCCGGTGGGATAAGAAATCCAACCAGTTATAGCGCCGCGTGTGTACGGGTCATGTTTTTTAGCAGCTGCCATCGCTTCCATTGCAAAATGTTTGTGGGCATTATCCCAATCAGCATTAGCGCCGTGGGTTGAAAGTACGCCTAGCGCCAACCCTTCACCGCTACCTATCGCCCAGTATGGTGTGGCTTTTATTAAGCCTAGGGATGCGCCAATAAAGAAAGCCTTACCGTGGGTTACTAATAATAAGTCACTATCGCCAAGGGTATTGCCATCGTTTTTAGGTAGCTGTTCGCTGGTTGCTTTGGCTATTGCCGGTATTACTTTGGTAACAATAAACCCATACCAATCCTCAATGGGTTTTTTAACAAGGCTTTCTGGTGGCTTAGGGTATTTAACCCCGTACTGCAATACATCGCACACACGGCTGTCACCTGCCACACCGATAAGCCACGTGCCTTGCTGGATTATTTTACCCATGTCTGGGTGTATGTAATCGCCCGTAATACCTTGGTCAGCAAACAAGGTTGCATACCGTGCGCTAGTGGTGGTTACTATAGTGGTCACATAATAAGTCTAGTCTGAATCCTCTTTATTACACTTAGCGCAAATCTGTGCGCCCAATACTAGCTTTAGTGGCTTACCTTGAAAAATTACCAATTCTGGTACGCGCATCATGTAACCGCACTTTATGCAGTTTGTTTCAATCGTCATAATCTTCACCGTGTTCTGGGCTACGGGCTAACCAATGAGCGTTACATTTTAAGCAAACATCCCATCGGTCAGAGTTTACAATTTCGTGGTTACATTCCATTACTGCCACATTCCTGCTATAGCCACAACAACAAACAGGCACAGGATAAAACCAATGCCCTCTACGTAATACTTAAACTTGCGCCCACGGGCTGTCCAAGGCAGGTTATCCCAATCTGCGTAACGCATTATGCACCTACCTTTACAAACTGGTTGCCTTCACAAGTTGGGCAAAATGGTGTGCAGTCGTAACCGCCATCGTGTTCTGGGCATGGTGTGCTGTTCATTATGCACCTACTCTTAAGTTAAATTTAATTCCGTATTTTGCTTCTAGTTTTTCCATGTTGGACTTTGTGTATGTTGATTCCCACTTGTAATTGTGTTCAATGGATTTGTGCAGTTCAACTTCTTCTTTAACGCATCGGTAAATTGCACCACCAGTACGTGATTCCCAACCGCAAGAGCAAGCAGCATCAAAAGCATTAAAGCCACTCATGCCTGATTGCTTTGGAAATTTTTCTCCCATTGCGTAAACAAACCATTTGATTTGTACTTTTTCTGTTGTTGGTACTTGTTTCATTTTTATCTTGCCTTTCTGCCGCTCTGGGCTGTTAGTAAAAGATTAGCACCAACCGGAGTAGCTGTACGCCATTTAGGCCTATTTTTTATTACGTTTACATAACGCTCAAAAGCCCGTATTTATGGGTTTTACTGCCAGTTGCCAAGGCTTATGGCTAGGTTTTGAGTGTTTTATTTACCATCTATTAACCTAACTGGGTAGCGCTGGGGCAAGGTCTGACCCGTTTTCACGGGTACAGCGTCATGTGTACACATCGTTGGTGTATTGGTTAGCAGGTTGTCCGTGATACTAACCCAATGTGTACGCGCACATTAAAACCCCTATTTAGCCGGGGTCGGTGTGCTGGCTGCACCCACTGTCTAGGCGCACTTAGGTACGCCATCTAACGGCGGTTCACGCGGTTACAAAACGCGCCCATACTTTTTGTGTAGCTTGTGGTGGCTACCTTTATTTACTTGTGGAGTGCAAACTTAAACCTCATTGCGCACGTATGCAAGTTGGGCTACTTTATCCCACGCCTACACAGCGCACAGTAGTTAGCGCCTTTGGGTTCACCGTGTGGGCAATCCACAAACTTTAAGGCTGGGGCTGTACTAACGCTGGCTATCTTTGTAGCTGCCATTTTCTCCGCCTTATGTACCATCAACCCCACCGGGCTGCCAACGGTAGCCCAATCGGTGTTATTAACTACTGCCTTGGCTAAGGCTTTAGGTTGCCACCCGTTGCGCTTGGCTTTAACTAGCGCAGTGTTTAGCCGTGGTACTTCTTTATCTGGGCGTAACTGTTCCGGTAATGCCCCTAGGTAAAGGCTTACGTATTCGCTGGTTTCCATTCATACCTTCAATTAAATCTGCAACGTGGTCTAGCCGCCATACTTTATTACTTTTAAGCGCCATGCGTTCTAAGGCAGTTAAGCCACCCCACATACCAAAGTCTTCATAACGTAGCGCCCACACTAAACACTTAACCCGTTCTGGGCAAGCACGGCATAACCCACGCGCAAACTCAACATCTATTATGTTGGGGTTCACGGTGTCTTCGGCAAACCACAACTCCGGGTCTTCGTTTTTACATAGCGCTTTATCAAAGTCTGGTATTGCAAGCTTGTTTACTGGGCCTGTCATACCGTCATTGTTTCACAAAATTATTACACAATGCTTATGCGCGTTGCGTAACCATTACTTTGCAATCATCCTTAAACAAATCTTTATCATGTGTTGGGCAGTAAGCCCAATAATCCGTTAGCACATTGTCAAAACTAACTGGAGTATTACATTGGTTGCATACCGCTATTGTTTTATAGTTATTTGTTCTATTCATTTGTTTCCTTTACAAGGGTTAATACTTTAGCTAGTGGTAGGTCTTTAGGCTTTGGTAAACCATTGGTTACTACCCTGTCTAAAATTGCTTCTAAGTTATCGTGCCACTGTAGGTGCGCTGCCCCAGCATCAAGCGGTACGGCTGCCCCACAGTGTGGGCATACCTTTAGGTTGTCGGTTATCATTTCCATTAGTTCGTCACCTTCCATTACTTTCCTTCCGTTGCAGCTGCAAACCAGCCACGTAAATAATCCTTAAAAGAAATGTTGCCTGTCCATTGTTGCCCTGCTTTCCAAACCTGATACCAATGCACAGTTTGCGTAGAGGTATCACCAAACCCAAACACCACCACAAAGTTATCCTGCTTGGATAATTCCCACAGCGCTATCAGTTGCCCAGAGTTTATTTTAATTTCTGGCATCTGCCCTTGCCCGTTCCAATGCTTCATTTCAACCACTAGAAACTTGCCCCGGCGTTCTGCAAAGAATGGCACAAAGCCGTCCATGTCAGACATAGTGCAGTTGCCCCACGATTCGGTAAAGCCCCAAGCATCCCATTGCCAAGTGTTGCGCAGGTGGGTATCCATGTCGCGTATAGCGTGTGTCATTACGCACCGTCTAAAGCTCTAATGGTTGGGCATGGGTAATTTAATAAACATTCCTGACAGGCATTAAAACTGTTATTCATTTCCGTATGCAGTTCCCGTACACGCGCAATCATGGCTATCTTTTTATTTAATAAATCTGTCTGCGCGCTCAAAGCTGCTTCGGCTGTAGCCAATGCCCGATTCATGTCTTGCGCGAAATCACGCATCATAAATGGGTCTACACCGCCGGTCATTATTTAACCACCAACTTTGTATAACCAGCGCCCTGTTTTTTAGGTACAAAACCTAGCGCATCTAGTACGGCAGTTTCGTCTATGGTTTGCCTACCGCTAACGGCTGACCACTTAACGGTAACGCCATCAGGTGTAACCCCATTTGTGCCTTCCAAGGCTTCCTTAGCAAAAGCCAATTTGTAGTCCACATCTTTGGCCGCCTGTTGCAGGTTCTTGTATTCCTTAACCAGCAAAATAACGTCAGGGTTATCAATCGGCGCATCGTAACTAATCTGTTCAATGCCGGGGCAAGCACCGTAAAACTGGCAATACTGCTTACAAAAGGTTGCATCCTTTTCTGGTGCAGGTGGGTCAAACTGTGCCTTAACTTCCTCTAACCGTACTAACGCATCTAGTGCCACGGCTTCGTTATAGGGCATAGCCAATTCCACTATGTCGTTTTCATTACCGTCACGGGCTATAGCTACTAAGCCAACCTGCGTTACGTTAAAGCCATTTTGATTAGCCAACCAGCCGTACATCTGCACTTGCGCTATTTGTTGTTCGTTACCAAACCACGGTAACGCTTTCTTACTTGTGGTTTTCCAATCCCAAATAGCGTGTTCACCATTAGGTAATTCTTGTATTAGGTCAATGTGCCCAACAACACCACCGGCTTCTACTTCCTTTTCAGTTATGAAACCATCGGTATCTGCAAACACTTCCTCAAGCATGGCGTGTAGCGCCGTACCCATAATCGCTGCCAAGCGCAACGTGTCTGGGTTGGTTGGTTCTGTTTGGTTAATGCGATGCCACAGTTGCCTACGGCAACCGCCTATCTCACTAGGGCCTACGTTTACTTGTGTTGAACGGCTACGCCCTTTATCAACATCGGTTAAACGTTCTATCAGTATTTCCTTAATCATTTTGTGTCCTCTCTAGACTTCCATAGATGCGCGAACGCTTGTGCCAACACTGCGCACAATGTCAATGTGTGCCTTGATACGTTGCACGTTACTACGCGCTGCACGTACCTTGGCTTCTGCTTCACCTAACCGCCGGTACTTATCTGCACAAGCGGTTAATGCAATGTCTTCCTTTTCTTGCACCGTAAACTTTAACCCAGACTTACTTAATGCAATACGTTCCCCAGCCAGCGACAACTCACAATCTGTCTTGGCTGTAAAGTATTCCATCTCGCTACTTTCTAGAAAGCTTTGGGCATCGTCAATCTCGACACCCAAAGCCACTAGACGTTTCTCAACCTGTACTGGGGTTATGGCTTTATCCGTTTGCACAGTTAAGCCATTTCTTCTTGCCGTAACATAATGAATTGGCGCAACGTGCTGTCATTGTGTGGCACATCTATTAGGTCTGCATTGGCTGCCCAAATGTCGCGTAACTCATTCTTATCTTGCGCTGCCATTACTGAAACAAACGCGGCGTTAATACGGTCAGTATTATCAACCTTTGATGAAATCTTTGTTGCCTTAGTTGCTGGTTTAACTGGTGCTGCTTTTGGTTGCACAACAGCGCCCGGTGCTTCACGTGCCCATAGGTCTAGCCCTACGCCAAACCTCATTGCTGCCACGCGGATAGCGTTACCAATTGCGCCCTTGGTTTGGTCGAACTTATCGCGCCCTTGTGGTTCGCCATAACCCAAACGGGTTACGCCACATACGGTCAGTTCAATCCATAGCCCACCGTTGTCATCAAACTTTGGTAAGCCGTCTAAATCAAACGCAAGCGGTTGCCAAGTCCATGATGGGTCTACCTCTAACAAGCGGTCAGTTACCCAACCGTGACTAACGTAATCTAGCTGTGCGCCACCTACCGGTAGTTTCTGTATGTGTTCCGTTGGGAACGGTGCGCGTAGTGCCTGTTGTTTTGCTGGTGTCATTTCCATAACCACACCTAACCTTCCTTTGTTACTGCCAACCTACAAGTAGGGTCGGACAGTTTCGGGCCACGCTGACCCTTATGGTGGACAGTACGCCTATTTGTTTACGGGCGCAAGTGTTTCTTTAATAACGGCGTGTTGCTAAATAAACCCCACAGTTATGGGCAACACGCCTAATTTCCCAAATCAGTTGCATCAGCAAACAAATGGGCGTAAGTTGTGCCTACACGGTAGAGCGCCGTTGTGTTTATGGAAGGCAAATTATGAATAACAACAGTATGCAATTTTTACGTAGCCGTATGGATACCCTTGGCTATGAAAGTTTAGAACCGGTTGCAGTAGCTATGGGCATTAACCGTGGCAACTTGTACAGGTACTTTGCAGGTCAAACAGTACCTAGTGCTGAAATGATTCCAGTAATGTGTACGGTGCTAGAGGTTACGCCTATGCAACTTATGGAAGCACTAAATCTAGTTACCAATTACCAGCGCAAACAATTGAGCAGTATGGGCGCGCAATGACATTAACCGAACAAGCCGAAGCCGTGCGTAAGGAAGTGTTAGCAGCAACGCGCGGTACTGAATTGCAATACCTTGTACTAAAAGCGTTAAGCCTGACAATGGCAGAAGCGTTTGATAAAGCATTTGATGAAGGCTGGGAATCGGCAATGGGCGAACTGGCTGTGCTAAAGGCAGGTAGTTATGGAGTTACCTGATTTTACAGAAGCAGCTTGTGTCAATGTTGCTACCGATTTATTCTTTCCAGAAACAGCAATAGAAAATGCTTACAATAAAGAATGGCTACGTGGGTATTGCTACGGCTGTAAGTTATTTGAACCGTGCCTTGAGTACAGCCTAGTCGTAATGGTAGATGGTATCTGGGCTGGCAACGATGCACTAGACCGCCGGGCTATACGCCGGGCGCGTGGCACAAAGGCACAACGCTTAGAGCAATCTTTAGGCGATGTGTTTCAATCAACAACGCAAGGCGCAAAAGCGCAAAGACTGAAAAGAGCTAAACAAAAATGATTGCAGGAACAATAATAATTGCGTTTCTAATAGGCGCACTAGCTGGGGCATTAGCAATAAGCCACCTAGCAGCACAACAGGAACAACGTAAACAAGCAGAGATAGCCACTGGTACACCGTTGGCATATCAGGTTGCGCATGAGTTGGGGTTTGATTTGTGGAGTCTAAACAAACCATTGATTGATTACACCCACGGGATTTTAGAACAGGTTTAATGTGGCACACGTTAAGAACGAGTTTCTAAACCAGCACTACAAAAACGTAGCAACCAAATTGCCTACGTACCCACCGTTTGGTATGTCACCTGAGCAGTTTGCTTTGTGCCAAGAAACCTTTACGGAGTTTGCGCGCTACCGCATTTTAAGTAGCGCCAATGAGTACGACCAAGGCGATAGGCAACGTATGGAAGGTTTAACGGCGGTGCAAATTGTTAAGGAACTACGGGAAGAATTAGCCGATGCGGTTAATTATTTAACTGGGTTAGACATTTACCTAGCCCGCATACCGTGGCAACTTGCAGACGATTTATACCCTGACTTACCATAAAACTTGCCCGTGTCGTGTATGTGAGGACACGGCACGGGCAACACCCTAAAGCACAGTTAAGCTTTGCAAATCAAAACCATTATCAGTTACATCAAATACCAATAGTCCGGGGTCGCTGTCATCTCCAGCGCGGTTACGAAACCAGTCACTCCCGTTATCAAGGGTGGGCGCTTGGATAAACCATTTACTGCGCCCACTGTACGGGTTACGCCCGGTTGGAACAATGTTTAGCACGTGGTAATGTCCAGCAATAAGTACATCAGCCGCGCCTATTGGTTGCCCACCGTGTTGCTGTTTAGCCCACCATTGCGATGCGTTACCGTAGTTGTACTGGTTACCATGCACCATACCAAGGGTGGTACTGCGTACTTTAAGTATTACTGCTTCGTCATACGGCGCTGGGTAGTGCCACGTAGCATCAAGCCCAGCGGCTTTAGCGACTTTTTCAACCTGCCTATGAGCCAACAGGCCTAAGTCATCTTGTGGGTTACCAAGGTTTTGTTTGCCCATACGCCAAGCTGTGTGGTTGCTAGGTACACACATAACATCTACGTGCCCGTACTTACACATAAGCGACACAAACTCATAAACCTCTGTAACAGCCATGTCTATTTGTTGGGCTAAGGATAAGTCATTAGTAAACATAGGGTTACCGCCGGACTCAAAGCCTTCAAATAAATCCCCTGCTTCGGCTAGTACAAGGCTGTCTGGTTTAACTTTGCGTAGGTGCGCATCTAGCTTTGTGCGCTTATCTATGATGCGTTCTATAAGTTCAGGTGTACCACCACGGCTACCAGTTTTACCTATTTGCACATCACTTAAAGCCACCACAGTAGTACGTGGGTTAGGGGTAGTGGGTGCTTTATCTTTGGGTTTGCGTTTGGCAGCTGCGTACAGCGCTGGTAAATCCCAGTTATTGTTACGTGCGCGGTGCTTGAAGTAGTAACTAACACGCCATTCGCCATCTGGCATTTGTTTGCGCCACTGGTTTATAGTGCCTACAATTTCAATTTCATCTGGGTTATACCCAAACTCTTTAAGCAACTCCGTGTCATTGCTAACCGGGCGCATAAGCCCCGTTACAATTTCACCCTCATTACCCGTTGTTACAAACCGTGCTTGCCATTCTTTTGGCACATCAGCTTGCGCTAAAACGTCCTGAACCTTATCAGCGAAATCACTCATTTTGCCGCCTACAACTACACGTATTTACCCTGTGCCGGTACACAGTTTGGTATGACACTACAAAACCAGCCGCTTCCAATTCCCTAGCCACGTTATTAGCAGGGATTGGGGCGGCTAGTAATGAATCCAGCGCACGTTTATCGCTGTCATCCATAGCTGCTAAAACTTTAGCGACACCACAGATAGCCATAAATTAACCTTAGACTATAAGCAACACACAATAAAAGTGCATTGGATAAGGCTATTTAGGCATATCCGTAAGCTGTAAAGTAACGTCATTGTAAACACTAGCCCAACCAAGGTATGTTTTGCCCCAGTGCTGCACAAACCAAGTAGTCGGAACTTCCCCAACGTAGTTAGTAGTTGGTGCATCTGTGGAAATAACAATGCCCTTCTTGTCTGATTGCATTGATACGTGCCCATAATTTCCA